CCGCGGCATACGTTGCCGGATGATATGAAACTGGCGCTTATGTCAGAATATGGCTTTAGCAGCGTTTGCCGCAAAGCCTTTCACGGTGAGGATTGATCATGCTGAACCTTGCCCTACAGCTTGCCAAGGTCGCGGCGCTGTTGCTCGGATCCTACGCTTTCCTTTTCACGTTCATGCTGGTGACGCCATGACCAAAAACCTTCCTGTCTACATTCTTCACCAGTACCGCGACCGTAATCCGGTCCTCGCTGAGCGCGGCGTAGCTTGGGAAAGCATTTGCAACCTCAAGCACGACATCATTTTCATTGAGCAGGACTACACAAAAAAGCGCCATTTCGTCGTGCGCCTCCGCGCTCGCGGCAAGGGCAATATAGCCAGCACCACATGGGAGCCTGGCGGGTTGTCGGCGCACTACACCATTGAGGCCGCCGAAAAGGCCGCCAAGCGTTGGGCAAAGGTGTTTGCGCCGAAGGAACCCGCGTAATGGCACGCGATCTTACCCTCACCGCCCTCAAAGCCTTGCGCCTCTGCCAGGCGCAGATCGATGCCGCCAAGGACCGCCTGATCATCGCCAAGCGCGACCGCAACAAAGCCGACCGCAAGGCCGCCGAGCAGGACATTTTCGATTGGGGCAAGCTCCTCATCGCTGCCGAGGAGCAGGCCGACTACGCAATCGCCCAGGCTGCGAAGGAGGCCGCATAATGACCAGGCTCACCCTCACCAAGCGCCGCCTCAAGGCGGCCCGCTGCACGGTCTACGAGTTCATTTGCGACGATGGCCACAGATACCTTGCCCATTCCTCGCGCCAGAGTGCCGAAATTTGGGCGAAGGAAAAAGGCCACACTTTCAACGACGAAACCGGCGACGCAAACCCGCCCCATGCAACCATCACGAAAGGCTGAACCATGTTTTACATTCCCGTTACCGCTACGGTTTGGAAGGATGGCATTGTGCTGTTCGAGACGGATTGCGAAGCCCGCATTGAGTATGAGATCGTCGACGGTCTGCCGGATTGGGACGTGACCGAGTTTCATTTCGACGCGGTCGGTACTGAGCCCGGCAAGCGCATATATACCAAGATCACCCGCACGGAACCGCTATTCAAAATCCTCTATCAGGATCTCGACCGCGAATGGCTGCATGAACAAGTCATGGAAGCCGTAATTGATAACGGCGAGATCATGCGTTACGCAACGGCGGAGATCTGAACCATGCGTGATTATACGGACATGATGAACATGGCGCCGGCGGAACTGGTCCGCCATGCGCTCGATTGCGCCAAAGTGGGCGTGCTCTCGATTGCTCTGGTGGAAGCGCTGGCGGTACAGCTAGACGCCGAAGCGGCGGAGGCTGTACAGGCCGCCCGCCTGCGGGAGGAACTGGAGGAAACCGAACAGCGCGCCACCATGTGGCAGGAGGAATGCCGCGCGCTACAGCGCCAGATCGACCGGGGACCGGCCTATGGCTGACCTGTTGCACTGGCAAGCAAACGTCGCCGGCCTTGATGACGTCGACCTGCTGCGCTTCCTGGCGGCTGTCCGGATCCGCTTGGACAATCACGCGGTGGCGCTGGAAGCGGCCGCACAAGAAGCCCGCAGGCGGAACCTGCTCCCAAAAGAAAAGGACGGCACCAAGGCGCCGCCCAAGTCTATGGGGAAGGAAACGAGTGCAAATGTAACAGAAAGCGGCACAGATGGAAAGCAAATTTAAAGAGGACGTGGCGCGCCTATGGGAAGCGCACCAGGCCCACATGGCGGAACAGCGCCGCCGGTATCCTGCAAAGCGCATTGTGGCCGCCGTGGCGGAGGCGCATGAATTGACGGTTGACGAGTTGCACAGTATCCGGCGCCCGCGCCGCTACTGTCACGCGCGGCACCATGCGGCCTGGGAACTACGCCGGCGCAGGCTGGATCTGGGGCTTAGCCAAATCGCGGCGCACCTGAACCGGCTGGACCACACGACGGCGCACCACAGCTATACGACGTTCTGCGCTATGGTCGCGCAAGGCCGCTACACTGCCGAACGCGCCCGCGTCGAAGCCATCCTGGGGGCTGACAATGACCAAGCCTGAACAGGTACCGGAAGCGTTGACCAGAGAGACAGACGAACAATTCGTTGAGAAGATCAAGCTATGGATTTACGGCGGCCCCGGCACCATTGAAGACAAGCACCGCATCTTCGGGCTAGTCAGCCGTGGGGCTGCGGAACCTGCCATAGCCCTCATCCGCGACGAGGTGCTGGAGGAAGCGGCGAGGGCGGTCCCCACCACATGGTTAGACCCGTTGCTGAACGGCCCCGGAGCAACGAAACTCCCGCTTGACGTACCCGGAGTGGAAAAACTGTGCCGAGGCATCGCCGCCGCCATCCGCGCTCTGAAGGAGGCCCCATGCTCTTCTTCATAGGCTTCGCCGCCGGCGCCCTCATGGGCACGGCCTGCCTCTACTACACGCTGCTACGGCGGCCACCCCCTCCGCCGCCCCCGGCGCCGGAAGTACCCAGAGTAACAACACGTTTAACCCACAGAGAGAGGACGATAGTACTATGAGCCTGCAAAAGATGATTTCCGACGTCGAAACCGAACGCGCCCACAACCGCGTCATGGGTGACAGCCTGGCCGACCAGTTGCGCAATCTCAAATTCCGCTACAGTGAGGAAATTGACGCCCTGATTGCCGCGCTACAGCTTGAAATTGAAGCGCGGGATCAGGCCCTCGCCGGCATGGTGAATGGCAATGCCTGATAACCTTTGGCACTGGCTGCAATACGCCTTCTTCTTCGGTGGCGCGGTGGGCGGCTGGACGCTGCTGATCATGTTCGCGCGTGAAATATGGCGGCGGTGATCGGTATTCTCATCGCCGCCGTGCTGCTGGCATGGCTTGACCTTTAACTCTTAACCAGCTTCAAACCCTGCTCCGGCGCCTGTTCAACCATGCGCCGGAGTTCGCTTTTTGTATGTGTGCGCACCATATCCTCGCGCGCCCAAAGGGCCTTCTTGGTCTGGTATTCGGCCGACTTGACCATCCCCAGGTCGATCCACCCAGCTTCTTTGAGCGCATGCAGGACGGCGGCCGGCACGACTTTCGCCCCGTTGGGGCTGCCGGATTGCAGGGCGTTGCAGATCCGATGCAGCGGCGATGCCACGACGCCGGCCGCAAACTCCGGTGACGGGCGCTGGATCTGCTCCACAATGTAGCTTTCCGCCATGCTGCGGCCGTTCTCAATCAGCCGTTCCTTGTACTCGGTCCATAGGGGCGTCGCCTTGGGATTGAACGCCGAGACGTCACGGTCCTGCAACCAGCGCCCGACGCGGGCCATCCCGCCGTGCTTGTACCAAGCCCACAACGCCTTGCCCTCGTCCTCAGTCATGCGCGGCGCATCGGACCAGATGCAGAACCACCGACGGTCTTGCGTCTCCAGCGTGATCGGCACCGAATGGTTCGAGAACGCCAGCACGAACACGCGGTTAACCATGTCATACGGGTGCAGGCCCTTGCGCTCGATTGTCAGTGTGTCCGGCGGGGCCGCAATGATGGGCTTCAAGCTGTTCGCCAGCGCGCGGCGCTCGGCTGCTTCCGGCTCTTTCAACTCGTTCAGGATCATGATTTCGCTTTCCAAGGCGTAGCCCCAGCGCGAATTGACGTTCTTACCGTCCACCAGGCCACGGTTGCGCATGCTGGGGCCGCAGACCGCCCACAGGAACGGCGCCCACAGGCTGTCCTTGCCGCAGCCCTCGTCGCCGCCGTGCAGGACGGCATGGTTGATCTTGACCTGCGGGTTCTGCAACTTGTAGGCCATGACGTTGAACACATGCTCGCGCTCTTGCGCGTCCGGTATCAGCAACTCGGCATGGGCCAGCCACACGCTGACGTCGCCCGGCGTCACGTCGGACAGGTCCGGCCGCGCGTCCACCCAGCGGTTGCCGTAGACGTCCCCCTCGCGTGACACCAGCACGCTGTCGCCGGCGGCGTAGGTGACGCCCTCCAGCACGCGGGCGCCCGCCGCCTGGCGGTTCTCATCGTAGCAGACGGACGCCTCGACGCGCCGCTCGGTGTGGATCGACTTGCACGACACATGGCGGAACACGGCATTGAAGGCCGCGCGTGACATTTCCCGGCGGGTCGCCAGGTCGAAATAAGTGTCGTCCGACACAACGTAGGCGAAGCGCTCATACCAGCCCGCCTTGTCAAGGCGGCCGAGTTCCTTGCGCTCCACCTCGGCGATGACCTCGGACGCAGTGTCGCGGAACATGTCGTTGGGCGTCAGGGCCTCGGCCACCGCCGCCATGCGCTCAGCGACCAACTCCTCGCGGAAGCCCGGCTGGACCTTGGGGCCACCCTGCTCGGCTACCCATGCAAGGAAGGCGTTGCTGTCCAGATGCTCGCAGTGGCCGTGGTAACAGCAGAACGCCCGGTTGACGGGCGAGTAGCGGCCCTCGATCTGGCCGTCGGTGTGGGCGGCATTGTTGGGGCACACGACGCCGCACCAGCCCTCTTGGTTGACCTGAGACAGCACCAGCCCTTGGTCCGACAGCCAGCGCAGGACGCTGTCGCTGCCGGTGTCGCGGATCTTGATGGACGTCAGCCCTTGCCCGTCGGCCGCGCCGGGGGTAACCTGAAGGGCTGCGCAGATCTCGGCCAGCGTGTATTCGCGGTCGGGCGTGAACTCCACCAGACGCGCCGCGAAGCTGTCGCGCCCCGGTTTCTGGTTGACGCTGCCCGGCAAGCGGCAGTTGCGCACCGCGTTGGTGGCGCCGGGGTCCGTGTAGCCTGCGGCCGCGATGGCCGTGATGGCCGCGGTGAATTCGCCCTTGCTGGGCTGCTCGCCAAAGGCGTAGCCCCACTGGAACGATCCCGCCGACGTCTCGATGATCCATGTGGGGGGCAGCGGGGGCACTTTGGACTTGGTGCCGATGTCGTCCAGCATCATGAACAGGACGTATTCGCAGTGGGCAGCGCTGGCCGACGGTTTGCCGCCATCGAAGCGGGACGCAATAAAGCTGCCGGTGTTGACGAACCAACTTTCGCCGTCCTTACGCTTGTGCGACGGCAGGAAGGCCGGCCAGGTGTAGCGCGGGCTGCCGTCGGCGTGCAGCACGGGCGCGCCGTCGCGCATCACCGGACGTTGCCGGACGATTAAGGCTGTCTCGCCGGCTGGTGCCAGCTTGACCAAATAGTCAAGTAATTCCATGTTTCCGTCCCTTATGAGATCGCGCAGCGGTCCCCACGACGCACGGCGCAAGTATAGTCTAAATGTGCGCGCTGGTAAAAGGCTGAGGGTTACCAGCGCGCGTTAGTTTGAAGAGCCTGAAATCAGAGTGTCTGTATGCTTGCGACCTTCTGGATACCGCAGGACCGCTGCGACGCCGGATGCCGGCGGACTGCCGGAATTACTTGCCGTAACGGGCCATCACCGACGCCTCGGCTGCCAGTGGTAGACCGGCGGCCCAAGCAGGCGCGGTGCCCATGACGCGCTGCATGTGATCGAGCGCGGCGTCGGGCTGGTCTGTCTCCACTACAATCTCGTCGTGGATGTGCAGAACCACATCCGGTATCTCGCGTAAAGCATGGCGGAGGATGTCCGCAGCGGTGGCTTGCGTGATGTTCTCGCATGCAAGCCCTTTCCAAAGCCTGGCCCTCGGCCACTCCTTGGCATCTGCGGCGGGTTTCCATGACGCCTTCGCATACGTGACGCCCTCCTCTTCGATCCGTGCGAAAGGGTAACAGAGGACACGCCCCGACGGCAAGGCGTACCAGAGATGGCAGCCGTCGAAGTAATACGTCACGCGGCCCGCCTGTATCTTGGTTTTCGGGTTCCGAATTGCGCGTGTGTACGCAATCTCCAGATCCTGCCAGTAGGGCACCGACCACGGATTGGCGCGGCGCCATGCGTCGACCATCTTGCGGGCCTCGCTCTCAGGCAGGCTCAGACCGTAGGCGCGGCCCATCGCCGCGAAGGCCCCGACGCCGCCGGCAAAGCCGCACGCCAACTCCTGCACCTTGCCGACCTGGCGCTGGTCCTTGGTGACGTCCTCGACGCGGCACCGGAAGGTGGCGGCCGCGTTGACCTTGTAGACGTCGGACCCGTTGCGGAACAGGTCCAGCTTGTCTTCCCCCGCCTCGCCGCTGCACCACGGGGTCACGCGGGCCTCGATGGACGACCAATCGGCCACCACGAACGACTTGCCGGGTGCCGGGATCAGCGCCGGCCGCAGCATGCCCTTCAGGACGTCGGTGACGCGAGTGCCGTACTGCGGCACGACGTCGTGCCCGCGCACCAGCGCCTGGCGGACTAGTTCAGGTTCGTCGGCACATCGTCTTGGGAAATTGTGGACCTGAAGACCGTAGCTTGATGCTCGGCCTGTAGCGCTGCCACCACAGAATACAAACGCACCCCGGACGCGACTGTCTTGATCATCACTAAGCGCTGCGGCACGGCTAAACTTCGCCACGGACGATGCCCAGAGATCGTCCGCGCACTGCACCACTTCCGCGACTTCCGCAGGGACTTCATCGGGGTTCTCCATCGCCAGCAGGTTAGCGCGCACGGTCTTGTCGATGCTGACCTTAAACTGTTTACTTTCTAGGTGAAATAGTTTTGCCGTATAGATGTCGTCGCCAAGTAAACTTTTGCGAACGAGATGTTCTTTCTGCTCTTGTTTTTTGATCGCTTCTTTTATCTTTGCGTCTTCAACCAACATCAGCTTGCGGGCTTCCGGTCCGACGCGCTCCCAGACCCATTCCCGCATGCGGGGGCTGCGCACCGACGTCAGCACGCCGCCGGTCACATCCTGCACCACCTGCTGGATGTCGTCCAGTTCCTGCGCCGCGTAGCGCACGGCGGCCTTGGCGAGCGGCACGTCCAGGCGCACGCCCCGGTCGTTGATGCGCTCGTTGATGTGGTAGTCGGACAGTTCCTCGTCGGACAGTTGGCGCAGTGCCTTGGAGATGGCGCGCATGGCGCGGACGTCCTGCTCGCAGTAAGCCACCATCTCGGCCATCAGCGTGGGGTCGTCGCGGAAGGTGCCGTCGCCCTGCGGGATCGACAGCAGGCGGATCAATTGTGCGCCCCGGTGGTCCTTGCGCATGCCAGCACCCGCGAAGCGGCCGACGTCCTCAAGGCTGCCCGGCGCGCAGTTGGCGCGAGCCTGTGTTGCAGTGCAGTAGAACTGCTCCAGCGCGGGTTCCGGCACGCCGAAGTCGGGGCAGATGACGTACCAAAACATCAGGCGCTCAAACGCCGCGTTGTGGGCGCGGATCTGCCCCCGGTGCAGCGCGACGCGCGTCGGGAAGGGTTCACTCGGCCGCCACGTCTGCACGTCCTCATCGTTGAAGGCGTAGGACATGCACAGCACCTCCGTGCTGGGATCTTGCACGTAGTTGTAGACGCCGCGCCCCGGCAGGTCGCAGCGGCTGCGGGTTTCTAGATCAATATATAATATCATGATCATAGGTGCGGGGCCGCCCAACCAGGGAGGAAGAAAGCGGCCCCGCGCGCCCAGCTTACGCAGTACGACGACGACGGACGGTGGCTTCCGGCGTCGGTTCAGCGGCGGGCGCATCCGTCTTGCCTTCCAGATCAATCCAGTTGCTGATCTCGAAGACGGGCGTGAAGATGCGACCGTAGGACTTGTGCATGTAGTGTTCCTTCTTCAGGCGCACCACCGGCACAGGCTTGGTCTGGTCCTTCTCGACCTGCGCGGCAATCTCAAGAGCCAGCTTCTGAACGGCGCGCTTGCCGCCCACGGAGGTGACGTTGTAGCGCGCCTCCATGCCCTTGTCGTCGCCGTTCATGCACTTGAGGCTCATGCCGACCTGCATCTCCCAGCCGCGCTTGGCGCCCGGCGGCGGGTTATCCATTTCGGGAAGCGGGTCCGACACCGGCACCATCTTCTCGCCCAGCACCTCGCCCTCGCCCCAGGCAATGAAGCCGTGGACAAAGGAGAACGGGTTGATCGCCCAAGTGCTGTCGTCGTCGATTTCGGTCTGGTCGGCACCGAACACCCAATGGCCGGTCTTGTCCATCTTGAGGATGACCATGCCAGCAGCGCCGACCTCGCTTTCGAGGCTGCGCAGGGCAGTGGTCAGGGACTGAACAGAGGGGAGGTTGCCGTTGCCGAATGATACTACGTCGTTCATTGTATTCTCCTATAGTTTACCAAGAGCAGCAGACAGTTGTTTGCCGATCTGCAACACGGCGGGCCTCGGATCATCCTCGGGTGCCAACGTGCTACCTGTTGAGACGGACACGATCAGGTCAGGCGGCATCGGGACATTGTGCTTCTTCAGCACCTTCTCCATCTGCGCGGGCGACTTCGGCTCCGTCAACTGTTCGATATTAAGCCCTGCTTCGGTCAGGGTCGTCAAGACTTTTTTGTCGTCCACCCACTTGCGGGTGGCGCGCTTGGGCACCAGCTTCCAGCCGGGCACGTCAACGCCTGCTTCCAGCAGTTGCTGCGCCATGTCGCGGGCGTCCTTGATGTAGCCCTCCAGCAGGTCGATCTGCCCCAGCGCCTCGGCCAGGCGGTCCACGTTGACCGTCTTGAGTGCCGTGCGGGTAGCGCGGGCGACAGCCCCGTTGACCACCGGGCAGATCGTCTTGGCCGTACACCAGCGGCAGTGGTCGCCGGCTGCCAGTGGTGCGTCGGGCTGCTCGGCCGCGCGCACCGCCAGCATCAGGTCGGCCTCGAACTGCTTGACGCGGGCGGGCGTCGTCACCCAGCGCTTCACGTAGGGCGGCTGGACGATGATGATCTCGATGTCCTCGACGTCCTTGAAGGCCCATGCGGTCTTCTCGGTACGGAGAGCGGCAGCGACGTAGAACAGCCCCTGCGGGTTCTCTTCCGCGTCCACCGCGACGCCGTCGCCGAACTTCCAGTCCAGCAGGATGCCGCGCTTGCCCATCCGGCCCACGATGTCGGCGGACCCGAACACGCCCGGCAGGGCGGCGCCGAAGCCCACGACCTGCTCGACGGCGTACTCCATCATCTTGTCGGGGTCGATCTCGTCAAGGGCTGCGAGCGCCGGCAGCAGCTTGCGCTCCATCAGGTCTTCGGTCAGTTCGATACCTTTGTAGGCGATGCCCAGGAACTCCTGCGGGTCTTTGCCCGTCTCTAGGATGGTGGCGATGGTGTTGTGCAGCAACGTGCCGGTGTCGGCGTGGACCGACGACGGCTGCGGGGGCATGGTGCGGACGAGCGCGACGCTGCCGGGGCAGGCCAAGACGCGCTTGGCGGTCGAACCGCCGACGACATTTGAGTGAGCAGCCATAGTGTACCTTTCTGTGTTGATGGCCCGACGCTACAGAATGTTTGTTGACCTGTCAATGATTGTTTGATACATAACGAGCATGGAACGCGAGATCGAACAGTACTTTGTGTGGACCGTCCAACGCATGGGCGGCGTCACCTACAAGTTCCGCGCGCTGAACTGCAAGGGCGTCAGCGACCGCATCGCGTGCCTACCCGGTGGGGCGACGTGGTTCGTGGAACTGAAGGCACCCAACGGCCGGTTGTCGCCGCTGCAACGCAAGTTTGCGGAGGACATGAAACGCCTTAGCCAGAACTACGCCTGCCTGTGGAGCAAAACAGAGATAGATGAATGGACCTTCGGCCTTACCAAAACGACGCCGTGACGTTCCTGTACGAGCGTGACCGCGCCATGATCCTGGCCCCTGTGGGCGCGGGCAAGACGGCCATCACGCTGCGGGCGATGGCCGAGATGAAGCGCGACGGTCACGCCAGGCGCTGGTTGGTGGTGGCGCCCAAACGCGTGTGTACGGACGTGTGGCCCGTCGAGGTGGCGAAGTGGGCGCCGTCGCTGTCTTATTCCGTTGCCGTCGGCACCTCCACCCAACGCAAGGCAGCACTCTCGTCTAGCAGTGACATCGTCATTGTCAACTACGACAACCTCGACAAGCTGCCGGCCGACCTGCCGTTCCAAGGCGTGGTGTTCGACGAACTGACGCGGCTCAAGAACCCGTCGGGCAAGCGCTTCAAGGCATTCTACAAGGTGCTGGATCGCTTTCCCGTCCGCTGGGGGCTGACCGGATCGTTCACCTCGAACGGTCTGGAGGACGTCTTTGGCCAATGCAAGGTGGTGGACGAAGCGTTGCTGGGCCGCGCCAAGGGCGCGTTCCTCCAGCAATACTTCGTCTGCATCAACCGCGAGTTTGGCGATTGGCAGCCGCGCCGCGGTGCCCTCGAACAGGTCATGGCGCGCATCCGCCCGGCGACATTCGTGCTGGAACCTGGCGTCTACAAGGACAAGTTGCCGCCCTGCCACGTCGTCGAGATGCGCTGCGACATGCCCGACCGTGAGCCATACGAGAAGATGAAACGCGACTTTGTGGCCGAGGTGGGCACCCGCGAGATCACCGCCCTGTCGGCCGCCGCCGTGACGAGCAAGTTGCAACAGATGGCGGGCGGCTGGGTCTACGACACGGTGACAGAGGCAATGGACACGGCGGGGGTCTTCAAGTCCTACAAGTTCGCGCACTGGTTCTCCAGCCACCGCTTTGACCTGCTGGACGAGATCTTGGAAGGCAACCAGCAGGACAACACGCTGATCGTTTACAATTTCGTCGAGGAACTGGCGCAGTTGAAGACCCGCTACCCGCACCTGTGGACGCTGGACGACGGCGCCGACGTGGTCGAGCGCTGGAACAAGGGGCAGATCCGGCTGCTGGCCGTCCACCCCAAGTCGGCCGGCCACGGGCTGAACCTTCAATACGGCGGCAACAAGATGGTGTTCCTGTCGCTGCCGTGGTCGCTGGAACTGTACGAACAGACGGTCGGCCGCATCCATCGCGGGGGCCAAGAGAAGGACGTGTGGGTCTACGTGATGCTGACCAACAAGACCATAGACGAGCGCATCTGGGCCGCACTGGCGGACAAGCGCGCGATTTCCGACATAGCTTTAGAGGAGTTAAAAGGGTGAAAAAACCTGCGGTTGATAAACGATTAGGGAAGTATGACCCTGATACAGGTGCTTTTGTTGAGCATGACATTGAAAAACTATTTGACCCGCGCACTACGCAACTCAACTGGTTTACGTTGAACGCCATATTGCCCTTAAAAAATGAGGCTCAAATATTGGCGATGCTGAACGACGAGGTCAATTTTTACAAGCGCCCGACCTTTGTGGTCCGCATCCACCAGCGCTACTCCACGCTGCGGGCGCAGCGGGAGCGCCAGGAACTGTTGGAGAAGGTGAAGTCGTGACCCGGTTTTTCCTGATGCTGTTGGCGGCATTAACGGGGGCGGTTGCAGGTATCTGCGCCGTCATCTGGTGGTTGTGGTGAGCCGCGACCTGGACCGCGCCGCCCGCGCGGCAGTCGAGCGGCATGCGCGCCTGCTCCACCACAAGACCCTCGAACTGGTGCTGGGGGCGATGGTGGCGCAGGACGGGATCGACAAGACCCGCCGCATTCTGGAGTGGTACTTGAGACAGTTGGAGGACTATTGAGATGAGTGATATACCGCGCGCCCGCGAAATAATTGAACTGGCGGCCCGAATGATGGAGCCGGATGACCCGGCCCGTGCCATGCTACAAGTGGCGCTGCCCATGCTCACAAGAGAAAGCCCTGTACGCCGGGCGTCACCCCAAAAACGGCGGCTGACTGCCCGCCTGACAAAGCAGATTTGCGATTACGCGCGCCAGAACCCCGCCGCGCACCTGAGCGACATTGCCGTTTACTTCAACGTGAACCCAGGGCGCGTCTCCGAAGTTCTGAACGGTAAGCGATGAACCGTGCCGCGCTGATCGAGGCGGCCATCCAGCACGTCAAGGACGTGGGGCCTAACTCTTACGAGGAGTGGGTCGGGGTCATCATCGACTTCACTTGCAGCGCTTGCGGAACGGATCCCACTCGCCGCCCCGGCGAACGCAGTCCTGAAACGCCTTCTCTTGTTCCGCTGTCATGCGTTTGGCCAGATGAGGGAGAAGGCTGTTGAACACGGCGACGCCCAGACCGACCCAGAAGGTCGGCCGCCGCGCCACCAGATAGCCGCCAGCGCCGACGCCGACCAGCAGCGCGACGATAGCGGCAATCTCCAGCCAGGTCATACCTTGGGCTGGTTCGGGACCATGTAGGTGACGACGGCGGTCAGGACCGCGCCGAGGATGACCGACACGCTGTCGATCAGGCTGGGCGTCACCCAGCCGGTCGAGATGCCAAACAGGCCGATGAGGGCCACAAGGCTGGTGATGAAGGCAGCTACGGCCTTATGTGCAGTCATGTTATTCACTCCGGGGTTAAGAATAGTTTGCGTTCAGCCTCACGGCGGCGGGTCAGCCCCGCCAACGCGCGGCCATGAACCTTGTTCCACATCAGGAACGCCTCGGCGGCGCCCTTGACGTCGCCCGCGTTCAGGCGCCGCACAACCGACGAGCCTGCAAAGTTGCCGGGGCCAATGTTGTAGCAGAGGCTGACCATTGCGGAGAACTGGTTGGACGTCGGCTTGACGGTGACGGCCTTATCAACCGCCTGCTCGTACTTCCCCAAGTCGCGGGCCAGTATCTTCTCGGCCTCGGCGGCCGTGATCGTCATGCCCGGCGTCACCTTGGGTTCGCCGGCAGCCGACGTGTGGCCGTAACCGATGGTGTCCACGCCCGCGCTGCACTTGTACGCTTTCAGGCGAAGACCCTCAAAGTTCTTGATCAAGTCCAGACCTGCGGCGTTGACCTTCATGGCTGCCTGTTAGCGATGTGGTTGATGCGCTCGAACATCGTGTTAAGCGTGCGGTCCACCTGGGCGAACCCTTCGCGGATGTCCGTCTTCACCTCGCGCATGGCGATGTTGAAGTCGTCCTTCTGGACGTAGTGGGTGGGGAACTTGCGCACGTCGTCGTCAAGTCGATCCAAGGATGAGTAAACGCGGTTCAAGACGTACCCTCCGAAAATGCCTGCAAGACCGTAGGCGATGTTGAAAAGCACTTGGTAATCCACCTTGTTACCTCGTAGGATATTCGTATGTACGACCATACGCATCAGTCAAAAAGGCGTTATTCGCAGCTTCAGACCCAAGTACAACAGGCGGGATATACGCGGCACCGCGCCCTGCTGCCCGCATAGCGTTTTCAGCCATTGATGGCGGCGGACGCCCAGCAAGGATATTTTCGGCCACATCACTAGCGCGACGCAAAGCCATGCGATTTGCCAAAGCGCGCGACGCCAACGCCGCGCCGCCTACAGCGGCCACGCCGCCTAAGTATGCGGGATTGGTAGACGCGGCGACGGTTGTCGGTATGGCGTAACCAAGAAGTTTGGTGACGTTTAGTTCAGGAGACAACTCGCCAATTTTTGCCAGCGAATTTTCCGTCAAAGTACCGGACTGCAAACTTTCCAGTACCTTGCGTTCTTCGCCGCTAAATTTTTTCATCAGGCGTTTGTCGGATACGATAGGAGCAAGGCGCTCTTGCAACTCTTGAATAGGCGGTTTCTTGCCCGCGCCAACATCAATCTTGGTCAGCACCTGCTCTAGAATTTCGCCCTTGCGCGCGTTCTTATACTGTTGACGCGCCTGCTTGACCAGTTCAACGGCGCGCTTCGGATCACCAGAGGACACTTGTGTTAGGTCTAAAGTATCAAAAAAATCGTCAAGTTTATCTTGTACGATACCCGCCATACGATTGGCCTGCGCACCAACAGGCGTAACTTTACCTGTTTCCGCGCTACGCCCAACCATGCCGAGGTCGCTACGCAACTTTTCAAGTTCTTCAAATGACAGGTCGCGGTGCGGACGATTGCGCAGGTCACGGATTACGCGCAAAATCGGCGCGCGGTCGCGCTGCGTGATAGCCGCGCCTTGGCTCTGCAAAGTTGTTTCAAGCTGGTTAGCCAAGTCATCAGCGACATTTGGGAGAATGTACACCCCTTGCTGCTCTGCTTGGCGGTATGTTTGCGATGCCTGCTTGCGGATGTCTTCGCCGGTCAATAGTGGACGCGGCGTGCGCCCGCCGGCCAATGTTCCGCCAACCCCGCCCGCTAATGACACCAAGAACAATTTTAGCGGATCAGTTTCACCGCCTTCAACAGCCGTTTGCGTAAGACCACCAGCCCCTGCGCCGCCAACGGCCTGCGCTCTTGCGCCTCGGCCAAGTTCTGTAGCTACGCCGCGCGCCGTAGTACCTGCTCGCAACGTCGGCGCAAGCGCACTAATTGCTCTTGCTGTTCCGCCAGCACCAGTGGCGGCTTCAAGACCCGAACTAAATATGCGCTGCGGCGTGGTCTGCGGCTGGCGTGTGCCGGGGCCTCCAACGGCTTCGTATGTCTGGCGAATAGCTTCTGACGGCAGCGTCATGCGCGGCGCGCCAAACGGCGTGGCCGCCAGATTGTACACGCTGGTGCCAATGTCGCCCGCGCCCAGCGCCAGCACACCTGCCGCTGCACCCGGAACGGCGCCAACACCCGCAAACGGTGCCCCAGCCGCGGCGCCGGCGCCGGCCGCAACGCCATACGGAAGCAATGCGCGGGTAGCAACGCCCATCCACTGCTGAAGACTGTTGTCAGCTTTGGCAACGTCGGGGTTTTCGGCCAGCACTAATGCAAGCGCGTCGTTTTCTGTTGCGTCATCCGGCAAGCCATCTACATCATAAGACGACCCATCCGGCAGCGTTACCGTAAACGAGGCCATTTTAATTCCTCTTTTTAACCGTTACGCCAGGCGGCAACGCTGTTTTGTTAACGTCGCGCTCCATTTGCGTGCGGCGCTCTCGCGTCTGCGTAGCAATGTCAGATGACGGCGCCTCGCCGCGATAGCTGTATGTTTCATCAAACGCCGCTCGCACGTTCTCTTGCGCAACTTTCAAATCGATGAGGTATTGACGAAGCGCCTTGCGCAAATCGTCGGCGTCTTGGTTTTGCGCAAACGCGGCGACGCTCTGTTCAAGTTTCGCGCCCTCTTGGTTCGATACGTTACCCAACGCGCCACCAGTAGGCGAAGCATCGCGCATTGCCTGCAATGCAGAGAAACCGGCGCCAGCACGAATTTTATCGTATAGGGCTTGGGCACGACGTGACGCCGCGCTGATGTTTGGCGTGTTTGCGCCATACACGCCAGTAATGGCGTTTAGACCTTCCTCATCGTTTATCAGCGCTTGCACGTCAGCAATGTCTTTATCAAGTTCCGTCGTTGAACTCTGAAGGTTGCGGACGGCTTGCGGATACGCTTGGTCAAATTTGGCCTTGGTTTTAGGGTCCAAACCTTCAACCGCCGCGCTCTCCGAAGTGATGGCCGTGCCGTCACCCGCCGTCGCTAGGCGCATTTCGCCGGTCTTATTGTTCATGACATACATTTTGCCGTCGCCGCCCTTGACGGTCGAATAGCTGCCTTCTGGTCCTTGGTCGGCCTCGGCAGCCAACTTCGCTTTATCATATGCCAACCGCTGGCTAGCCGTTTCAGCCTGAAGGCGCATGTTGGCCGTCGGCTCAAGCTGGCTAAGGATGAATTGGCCTTCCTTATCCTTGGCCAATTCGGCCCGCAGGATCGTCATCCGCATCTTGGGGTCGGCTATGCCCTTGAGGCGCTGCATGAACGGCGTGAAGGCTTCCGCGACCTCCGGGGGCAACAGGGACGTCGCCGCGTCCAAGCCTGCGTCAGACGGGTCCGAAAAGGCCGACGCCACCGCTGGCAGCATAGCCTCGGCGGCCTGTTGAGCGGCCACCTTCTCAGCTTCCGCAGCCTGCGCCTGGCGGGCCGTCTCGATCTGGTAAATGTTCTCCGCGCCCTGCACGCGCTGCTGCATCAACGCGTTCATGTCCGGCATGTTATTGGCGGCATTCGCAAAGGCGTTACTGACAATACTGGGGTCGAGCGGCATGGGCGTGGCGCCTTATTGATTGACGTTGTAGGTCGGCGTGATCGAACTCAGATAGTTCATGTACGGCTGGTTGGCGTAGTAACTGCCAATGCCCTGCCCGATTGAACTGAACGCATTGCCGATGGCGCCCGCCGTACCCGCCGCCTGCGCGGCGTTGACGTTGCCGCGCTGCGCCGCGATCTCGGCCAGCGCTGCGCCGGACGACCCGACGTTGGCGGCCTGCCCCGCTGCGGCAGCCTGGCCGATGCCGGTCAGGTAACGATAGGGGTCCATGCGCGCCTCGCGCTGGGAGAGGTAGCGGCTGAAAGCGTTCTCGTACTCGGAACTGGCGAGGTTCTGGCCGTACTGCTGGATGCCCTTGAGCGTGCCGCCCGACTGAAGCAGACCGCGCGCAGCGGCCGACCGCTCCAACGCCTTCATGCCTTCCGCCATGCGGAAGTTGTACCCCGGATCAGCCTGGAACTCGGCCATGCCGAAATCTTTGTAGGGGGCCATCTTCTGGTAATCGGCCAGCGCGTTCTTGCCCGCCTCGACGTAAGGCTTGGTAAGCGCCATCTGTTGCGCCAGCGCTTCCCGTTGCAACTGGGCGGCCTTCTTGGAAGCCTTCTTCTGCGCGTCGGCGGCCTTGTTGCCCCCAAAAATGCCCGCAGCGGCGCTGCCCGCAGCCCCGATGATTGCCGAGCCTAGAATTGCTGTGCCTGTTGCTATTGCCATGACTGTGACCCTCTCACGTAGGTGCGTTCCAGCGGTTCAAATCCAGCCCGCCTGTAAAATTTGTCTGTCTTACTCACGCGGTTGTCATCCAAAGCAATCATGAACACGGCTGCGGCACCCTTGTCCTTAGCCCAATTCTGCACGCTTTGAAATAGGCTTTTGCCCGCCCCGCAGCCCCGCGCCGCTGGGTCCAGCCACCAGAACAGTTCCTGCGCCACGCTATTCGACGGGCTGAAATACAGCGGGTACAGCAGCGCGCCGGCAATGCCGACCGGCTGCTCGTCGCGCAAGGCTAGCCACACGCCGCTGCGGTCGTCGTCAAACATCGCGCGCAACGTATTCGCCATGCCGTCTTCGTCAAACGGTGCAATCTTAGCGATAAGCGACGCGGCGTGAAAACGCGCCGTCATGTCAAGACACGACGGCAGGTCTTCCACTTGAGCGCGGCGCACCTCGATCACTACGTCACCTCACGGCCGGACACCCGGATGTTGATGGCACTCGCTGTGCCCGCAAGGGTCGAGATGAACCCGGACGGTCGCAGCACATGCCCGACCAGTTCGGGGAAGGTGTACGTCTCGCCCGCCTGCAACGTCTTGGTCTTGACGATCAAATCGGCGTTACTGGCTGTACCGCCGCCCGTCACCAGGTTGACGCTGATCGTGGCGGCGCTGGCCGAATAGTTGGTGGCGGTAAACTTGTCGATGATCGCCGTGACGCCCGTCGCGGTGTAGACGGTTGACTGCGAGTTGTTGGCGGTCTGTGCGGGAACAAGAACTGTTACGGTGACGGTCACGATGACCTCCTAAGCGCTGATATTGTCAGTGACGGTGAGGATGACGGATGGGATGGCGGGGTGGACAGCCG